TTTTACCTACAAACAGCCCTTTAATGGAGTCATCCTTATGGGGCAACTTCGCTTCTTCTTTCCAGGCAATACTTAACATCCTAAAGGCATCAGCACCATGAGAAGTCCAATCATGTCTAGGTTTATCCCTAAAGACCTTCTTGTCCTCATCGTACTCACGCTGGTACTGCCGCAAACATTCAATGCCGTCTTCACATCTATGGTCAAACCAAGCTCTAGTTAATGCTAGTCGTGTTGCTTGTATTCCATCTTGAAGTGACAAACTTGGCACAATTCTTAAAGATTTTAACGCAATTTTGTCTGAAAGTTGCTCAATTATGCTCTTATTTGACGCAAGTGTCTTTGCTCTTGCATCGTGAGGTAAGTAGTGTGTGCCATACACATAGCCTCTTTCTTTTTCTCTAGACTGAATAATTCCCGCATAGAAAGCGACTGGTTGTCCATTACTGGAATGGTAGTCAAGCATACGAATTTCGCCATGCACCACTTGAAACCACCAAATAGCGGTGTCATCGCTATAACCCAAGTCCCATGCTGTATGCACAGGGAACATAGGGTCATACTCAATTTCTCTTATGCGGCCTTGGTCAGTAAGCTGACGCATTTCCTTGCCGTAGTACGCTCCAATAATGGCAGACTCAAAGTCACACTCCCACTCAGCTAGGTACTGGTCTTGGGTTTGCATCTTCTTAGCATCGTCTAGCTCTTCTTGGGGAATTAAGCCAGTCTGACTAGCCCTTAGTGTCTTTACATACCAAGAGTCGTCTTTGGTAGCGTTGTTGTATATTTCCCAGAATTGGTTATGTCCCTTTGGAGTCCCAATAAAGGTGGCCCAACCCCTTCTGTCTGACAATAACGGCCTCAAGACAGCACCCCATAAGGAAGGTTTCATGTCGGCAAACTCGTCTAGCACTACGCCATCAAGGTACAGACCACGCAAACTGTCAGCATTATCAGCACCAAACAAACGAATCCTTGCCCCATTTATTAATTCCACCCATAGTTCTGAAACATTGTGGTTAGCCCTTACAGGCTCTGAGAAACGCATCAAGTAGTCAAAAGCAATAGACTTAGCCTGGGCGTAGTACGGTGCAAGGTAGGCATATCTGCCATCTTCCTTGCCATCAATTAAAGCCTTGTATATAAGGTCATTAATGCAAGCCACAGTCTTGCCGCAGCGTCTATGTGCGACTATAACTGCCCAGCGTTGCTCTCTGTTGTGAAAATCTTCAAATACATCTCTTGGACAATAGTCCAGTTCAACCTTTAGTTCTTCTTCCAAGACACCACCATGCGTTGAGGTGCTTTAGCATCGCCTACTACTTCAGTCCTTGCAAGTTTAGGCACATGGTATTCCATGACAGTCTGAAGCATACCAAAAGCCTTTTCAGGGTTTGGCGCAACTATGTATTTACCTTCTTCGTTTTGTATGCCATCAGCCACGCTTTGTAGCCACTCTTGCATTTTGTGGGTGTTACCATCTACAAACTTGGCAATAGCCTCACGAGCCATCGTAGTGCTTTTATTAGGCACTCCTGGCTTCCTACCCACATTTAAATTAGGGTGTTCGCTATTTTTCGCTACTTTTTTATCCATATAATCTCAAGTAATTGATTTATAAGGGTTTAATTCTACTACAGTTTATTGTACAAAGTCAGGGTCGTGGTTCTTGTTCATTGCATCCATTAAAGCCTGTTTACGCTTCATTCTTTGGTTAGCTTTCTTATTCAAAATGCCATTGTCATCAAGCTCTAATGGTGGATTTTTGTTTTGGCGCATTTTTTCTTGCCTCTCTAGCGTAGACTCTTTATGTGGTCTAAGCATGGCATCTTCTGGCTTATAGTATCGGCTCATGTGTTTCATTACATATCCTTCATTTTGTCAGTAATGACTTCTTTTCTTGTTTTGGCGGCTTCTTTAAAGTCTGAAGCACTTGGCGCACCTTTGCTGCCAGCTTTACGCATCTTTTCGCCAGAGCCTTTAGCTATACGCTCACGCTTGGCATGAATATTGGCATACAAACCAGGTTTCATTTAGCGCCCTTCATAGCTTTAAATAGCATTTCTCTGCGGGTCATCTTTTTCTTAACATTGTAAGGGTGTAAGACTTGTGGCTCTTTACCGCTTTTAGCTTTAGCGTTGCTGTCTTTGCGCTCGTAGTCCATCATATATCCTTAAAATGTTGTTCTATTTTATTACATATTTCTTTAAGTTTCTGCGGAAAATCTTTACGCATCTGCAATATACGAGGTTTAAGGGTTTTAATGCTTTCTTTGGCTTGTGCTACTTCTTCAGGGTCTAAGCTGTAAACCCAATGCTTGCCTAATTCATTGTCCTGTACCCAAGGAAAGTGTTTAGTAAGAAAATAGGGCATTGCACCGCACAATGCAGCGTCTAAATTGGTGGCGCTCATCTCATCATAACTAAAGAATATATTACTTAATTGCAATATTTTGGCTAATTCTTGTTTTTCTTTAGGCCATCCTCTTGTAATTTCTACACAATTCATAAGTGGATTGCATTCTTGTCTTAAATGCCCTTTACCCACATAAAAACTATTAAACTTTTTTGGGGTGTCTATTGGCTGGAAATTGTCTAAATCGCATATTGGGTAAAACAAACTGTCGCAATTATCAGCGTAAACCTTTGAAAAGGCTAACTTAAAATCTGTTGGTTGCCAATCAATCATGCCTTTACCAAAGAAGTTTTCAGGGGCTAATAAATATCTAACTACTTTTTTGGCTTGCAAAGGGTTATCTATAATCCCTTCTGGGTATATAACAATCGCTTCAGGGTCATGCCCTAAAGGGGTATTCCAATCAAGTTTTATTCTGTATGGCGGTTCATACAAATAAATAGTAGCTGTGTGCCCTATTTCATTTAATGCGTGGCATAAATAATGAATATACCAATGCCCACCACTTTTATCAGTATAGGCTGGTACATATACTGTAAATTTCAGGCGTTTGCCTTTATGTATTTAGCGTATTGCTCTTCTAATTTGGCTTTGCGGCCACCTTTGGCATGAGTACGCTCTTCTGACAATGCAATAGCTACTGCCTGTTTTTTAGGTTTTCCAGCTTTCATTTCGGTTTTAATGTTCTTACCTACGCTTTGGGCACTACCTGATTTATCGAGTGGCATATTGAGTCCTATTTCAAAAAGCGTAGTTTGTAGGTGGTTGAGTCTATTAAATCAGCAATGGCATCTACCAAATTGCATAATTGTTCTTCTTGCGGCAAATCTTGGCGAGCCTCTTTTACAAACTTTTGCAGGCTTTGCAAGTATTTAACAGGGTCTTTTGGCTGGTGGTAAACACTAGGAAAAGTCGTAATCTTGTCATAGCAACCCATATAGGCTTCTACATAGGCATCTGTAAGCTCTACAATACCGTCATAATATTCGCCCAAAGCTATGTGTTTGGAGTAAGAGTCAGTAGACCAATGAAAAAAGTGCGTATTTGTCGCTGAGTGCAACAAAGTGGCGGCAAACATCGCTACATTATCATTCATAGTCAAATCTCCATTTCATACAATTTTAGCACTTCTATAGCTTCTTGCACGGAATTTACCCTGTGTAATGGGCCACCCCTCCAATTAGCAAATAGGGTTATTTGTTGGGGAGTTAGCTTTTTATCTTCTCCATCCTTGACTTCGATTAAAATAGTTTGTTCTTCGTAGCACACCATAAGGTCAGGGATTCCTCCGCCAACCATATGTAAAAGGAAAACATCAGCGCCATAATCTCGTAGCGCTTTTACAACATCCTTTTGATTTTTATCAACTTTTTTAATATAAGACATAATAATATGTTAGTGTTTAGCAACTTATAGTATAAGGGGAATCTAATGGCTGGTTATCATTTAACGGATGAAGAGTGGATTGAGTCTTGGAATAAGATTGGTAGCCCTAGCGAATTTGCTAGAGTAAACCAAATAGCCATTCGAAATGTCATGTCTAGGCGCAGGGCATTAGAAAGCAGGCATGGTATCAAATTAGATACCTTTAATAGCCACAACCCTGCTTATGTTAAGAAAGTACAACAAACCCCTGGCAATGTACGCAGAGGCATGGAATTAGAAAAAGGTCGAGTCATTGTTTTTTCTGATGCTCATTTTTGGCCTGACGAAACTACCACAGCGTTTAAAGCTCTTATAGAAATGATTAAAGAGTTTAAGCCTACAGCAGTAGTCT